TTCCAATATCTTCTCCATTAGGACCAATCAATCCACCATTAGTATCTCTTTGCTGCCACAATCGCATCATCATAGCAACAGTATCTTTAAAGTGATCTGTATCGAGATAAAGAGATAGTTGTTCTAAAATTAGATCTTTATAGGGAGCCGTTACTGGTTCGGGTAGAAGTTGAACAGTCTTTTCATTATCCGGAAGATACTTAACAAAGTCTCGATCTGAACTCAAATCAAGAGTATTCAGAATACCTATCTCTTGCACTCTTCTATAAAGTTTATTAAATACACTTTCCATTCCTTTAACAAGATCATTAAATTTTTCATTTCCCTGCAATGGATCAAGGGATTGATTAGTTATATCTTGTAAAAAAGTATAGAAATTAAAATCTTTTATCGTGGACATTTAATATCCTATCCAAGTTGGATCTGACCTAATATTGGGAAATCTCCCTCACGAAGCTGGTAATCACCTAGCTCATTGAGTGCCGCTTGTTGTTGTAAATATTCTGCTCTCGGGGTCAAAACAACTCTTGCTCTTGCAACACCCGGAAGAGCATTGACGCTATTGGAGAAATCAATCGTATTTAAACTATCCCCAAGTGTACAATTTTGCGGAAGGAATAACTCAACAATCTTAGCACGAATAGAATTAGCAACCTCATCTATTGTGATAATACTTGTTTCATCTTTACTAAAGATAACTCTTACATCAAAGACTTGATAGATAGGAGCAATGATATGATTACGAACAATGACCATCTTGATTTCATCAAGAGCTTTAAGCATAAGCTTTCTAGTTTCAATATTCAGATATCCACCAACTTCAGGAACCGGCACAATAAATATATCATTAGCATCAAGACAAGAATCAGGATATACCTTTGCTTCTCCAAAAAGAAGAGTTGAGTTTGGTTTAACAAATATACTCGCCGTTATTGTAGCTTCTCCCGTATCAGAGTTAATCAAAGCATTATCAAGAATAGCAACACCCTTGACTGTATACCAACCACGAACATCACCACTTCTATCACAGCAACACTCATTTTGAATATATCCAGCCGTATTATAAGTAAATGCATCAACCCTCATAAAACATTGTTCACCGTTAAAATATAATCCAATATTATCTAAAGTTACCGGAGGATACTCTCCTGTCCCTTGATTAACTTCCGGATTCATAACTTCTAATTCAAAGTGTAAAACTGTACAACAAGTATCATTAGCCAACAAACTAACTGGTTGAGAAATCAAAGCACCATTATTATCATTACAAGGACGAGTCGTATCAACAAAGAGAGCAGTTGAAGTGCCAAAGTTTAATAATTTGGAAACCTGTGGCTTCTCTCCTCCAACTGGAGGAAGTGGTAATTCATCTCCGGGTATAACTGTATAAGCCGCATAAAATCCCGACATAGACCAATCGGTAGGAATCTTTTGAACTTCACCGTCCAAAACTGTTTCTTCTGTATAACTTGCCCAACGAGGATTAGTACACTCATTTTGACAAGGACTACTTAGCAAGCCAGCAGCAACGGCTTCACGATAATTAAATGCTTTAGCATCAACAAGGAAATTATATTCACCAAGTATAAACCACTTATAATCAAAGTGATTGACCAATCTATTCTGAATACCAAAATAAAGAGGAGCAAATTTCTTAATACGATCAAGGGTTTCAATATTCAAACCTTCTGAACTTTCGCTTGGTTGAGTTACTATAAACTGACCAAGAATATTATCCGAATAATCATCACTGATAAAGTAGATATTATCAATCAAACTATCAATCATTCCAGCATCAACTTTACCAGAAGCACCAGTTGTAATCAAATATTCGATACGAATAATTCTTCCGGCTTCTGGAATCTTACCAAAGTTTCCTTCACCGAACATAATTTCTAACAGACCCTTTGGATTAATAAATGGAACATAAATCTTAGAATCAGAATCCGCATAGAACCAAGTCAATACACTTTCCCATTTCTCTTCTTTATTAGCATCATTTAAAACATATACTTTAACTTCTCTATAATCGATAAAGGGGTTTGGTATCTCAAAGCTTTGTAGAGAAGTTCCATCACTGACGAAATCCATCGACATTGGAATGCCTTGCACCAATTCCAAAGCAATATTATTAGCATTACCCGAAGGATCTAAGGTAGGATCTTTGATAGTCAGAATAGCATCTGTTGTATTAGTAAAGATTAAACTCTTATTCTTGATATTAGATCTCTTGGTTGAGAACTGAGTATTTCTAGGAAATGCAGCAGACCAACCATAATAGCTTACTAAACTTGTATCATCAAGACCCATCGCAGCAAAATCAGGAGTAATCGTTACAGAGGTTCTAGATCCTTGGAATCCGTGTGCTTTATAACCAACAAGATTACCAAGCATATTACCAGTTTCATAAAGCTGCGCTGTTCGAATATACTGCTCAGAAGCCATTGCATTGATGTAGTTTCCAAAGATAGCCCCAGTATAAGAAAACATATTAACAAGATGAGATAAGAATGAACCCTCAAAGTTAGCATCTTTAAATGATTGTGTAGTTTTAAGGAATGCTAATAGACCATCTTTGATTCCCTGATAGTCAATATCCTGAAAGTTAATTTTAGTAAGTGAATCAGCCATATTTTATCCTTTAGGTTTATCTCTTAAATATTGCCAGATTTTCATCAAAGATACCTGTTGTAATACCATCAGTCAAAATATAGATAATTGTTACTCTGATTATATTGCGACTAATATCTTGACTATCAACTGTTGTACTGAGTATGACCAATGAAGGTTCAAACTGATTAATAGCTTCTTGTAATCTTCTTTTAATTTCATATTGAATAAAGTTTGGAGGAGAAGCATTTTCAAAAAGAAGAGGAGATATATTAGCACCAAAGAATTCTTCAATTGGCTTATCACCAAAGCTAGAAGATAAGATAGCATAGATTGACTGATTAACTGCATCAATATCTTCGACCATCTTTAAATCACCATTAAAATCTAAATCAAGAGTCCAAGGTAAATCTCTTCTATAAGAGAAGGGAAGTTTAGTAACAACTTGATTGACTATAGGATTAAGCGGTGTAGCCATAAATTATCTCACAACAGGAGTAGAGGGCGAGTTGCAGACCCCCGGAGTAATAACTTCTGGATCTTCATAGTAAGCAACCGCAGCAGTACCCGAAGGCACAACAGCAACACCCAATTTATTAGCAACATCACAACCAGCAACAACCATAGTGGGAGATCCGGGGCTATCAATGACTCCACATTTGACATTACCATCTATTTGTACTTGACCAGTAATTCTCACATCACCATCCAATACAATTACTGGAGCCTTAGCTTTCCACCAATCAGCCGCAGTAAATTGCCAATGCGCTAAAGTTGTTTCTTTACACTTTGCCGTATACAGCGTTAAACGATAACCATTAACATATCTTTCCATATTTCCAGAATCAAGTTGAAATCTTTGATCACCTTTAACAAGATGGAAAGTCTGGTGTCCATTAAGTAACCAAAACTTCTGATGCCCACTATTGATCTGAACGTGCTGATGACCCTTCTCTAATCTAAAGATCTGATGACCCTTATGCAACAAGAAGAACTGATTGGCACACTCGTTCTCTCCTTCGGTATAGGGCCAAGCAGCAAACTTCGCATCACAGCCTTCCCAATCCGCACCATTCGGCATAAGAGTTGTTTTATGTTGATTCTTACAATTATCAGGGTTTCCATCGGCTTCATATGCCTCGCTTACCTCAAAGGGATTTGTTCCACCTAATTCTACAAAATGATGACCCTGATCAATGTGTAAATGATACCAACCCTTATTCACTGTTCTATTATAGTTTCCTTCATCAAGATGCATATTATGAGAACCACGATGAAGTCTTTCGTTTACATCTCCGTGTTCTATTTCTAGATTATCATTACCTCTATAAAACCTAATGTTACGATCTACTTGATAAGTTTCATTTACCTTATTCATATAGAAGCGATAAACAAAATCTTCTATAACAGTTTTTTCTCTTCCGGGGTTATGTTTTCTTTCTTCAAATCTTTCGTGCTTCTGTTGTCTTGGTTTTCCATCAATATCATCATAAGTTAAATTATTATTGCCTCTTCCCGGCCACTTAATTCCCACCGCTCTTACAGGATCAGGTAAATTGCTTTGGCCCGTAAAAGTAACCTTCTCGGGATTGGAAGGGGTTGAAGGACTATTACCTAAACCACGTTGACGCTCATAGACATTCTTTATAGATCTTTCGTTCTGAAAATCATCCTTCTTCCTTGTAGCATCAAGCTGTATATGTTCTATAAAATATTTAGAGGGATGGATATAAGTTTTGCGTTCTTTTAATATATCTGTATCAATAATTTCTCCCTGAGCATTTCTTTCAGTAGAACACATCGGATACTCAGGAATCCAATCCTTTCCACCCTTAAAATCATGTTGATGCTTATTATCATCATCGTTATATCCCCATTTCCTTTCATTCCATAAATCTAGCTCTTCTGACATTTCTAATGATGTAAGTTTATTACTTGGACGAGTTTGTATAATTCCATCGTAACTTGTTGTATCATGGTTTGCTTTACCATCAAAGGCAATGCGAATATCTTTCTGAAAGAAGTTCAAAGGAAACAGAGGTTGTGGTTCGGTCTTCTTATAACCCGGAGGATCAAGAGGATCTTCGGGAAGCTTCTCTAATTCGTTAAAGGTATCTTTGCGAGTTTGAGAAGGCCAATCTTGAACTTGCTCATCAGGCTTTAAATCTTCATCTTGTGCTGTTTCATAGAACTCTTTCTTATCACTATAGTTAGATGCATCATCATAACGCTTGGCTTCATCATATTCATACTTGCTCTCTTTAAGTTTTCCATCTTTCTCTTGATAATCAGTAACCATCTCTATTGCCGGTGCGCCAGCAAAATAAACAGGAAAATTATGATCCCCCGCTTCAAAGAAACAGAAAACATGACTACCGATATCTGGAACCTTATGACTTCCAATATTTCTTAAGCCACCACCAGCCAATCCTATTGAAGTAGCTGGAATAGCCCAAGGAAGAGTATCTGTTGGAACATAGTTGATATTATCACTATGAATACCAAGTATTCTAGCACGAACTCGACCAGCCTTTACTGGATCATTATTATCTTCTACAACACCACGATAGATATGTGGAAACTCTTGAATATCATCGCCATATAGTTCTTGATTGACACCCATCCAACTCTCCTATGGACCCAAATGAATAAATGGACCAATTCTTGATAGATGAAGCTTTTGAGTATAAGGTTTAGTTTGTG